AAGGCTCTTTGTCTTTAAGAAGTCGTAAAAGACCACTTCAAGTAGCTCGTTCGGTAGCTGCATACATAGGTAGATCAGAAGAAAACATTCATAGAAAAATAATCGGCAAAGTTTTAAATAGAGACAGAAGCTTAATTTATCACTATGAAAATAGACATAAATTTTTACATCGATCTTGTAGTCTTTACAGAGATACTTTCTCAACAGTATTTAAAGCATACAAAAACATTGATGACGAAAAAGATATTTTTATTAATGGTAAATTAATGAAGACACATCTTTTAAAAAATGGTGTTAAAGAGTGTGAAAATTCAGATGTAATTATCGAAGTTAAAAGCGGTGAAGCTGTTTGTAAAATAAATACTTCATACTTTAAGTTTTCGGACGAATTAAAAACTATTAATATTGCAATGTCTAATTATCACTATAATGTTAATCTTATATGAAAAACTTACTAAGTAGTAGTGCTTTTTTAATTGTGAATAAAAAACTAGCAAGAACTATTGGTTTAAAAGAAACTATTTTACTAGCTGACTTAATAAGTAAAGAAGAATATTTTATAGAAACCAGTCAAATTAACAAAGGCTGGTTTTTTAATACAGAATTGAATATTGAGAAAGATACGACACTTACACCATATCAACAGAGAAAGTGTCTTAAAACGCTTGTAAAGTACAAAATAATTGAAGTTAAGCGTAAAGGTATACCAGCAAAACTGTATTTTAAAATAAATGAACAACAAGTTCTTCAGTTTCTTAACAACTTGAAGTCAATAAAGTCGACAACTATTAATAATAACAAAGAAATAATAATAAAGAATAAATATTTTAAAAAGCCGACTGTTGATGATGTTAAATTATATTGTACTGAAAGAGATAATAAAATAGATGCTGAAGCGTTTCACGACTTTTATGAAAGCAAAGATTGGTTTGTAGGTAAGTCTAAAATGAAAGATTGGAGAGCTGCGGTCAGAAATTGGGAAAGAGGTGATAAAAAGAAAAACAAACCGAACACTATGAGTAAGATCGACAGTCAATTAAATGAATACTTAAAAGGAAAAGAATATTTATGAAAACATTAAAACAAGAAGACATTGAAAAACTAAAAGCAAAAGTATATGATCTAGTTGCTAAAACCTCAATTGAAATTGGTCACAAAACAGATGGTAAAACAATGGCTAGTCTTAGTACAATATTTGCTGAAGACTTAATCAAAGAAAAAAGATTTGGTAATTTAACTTTTAACCAAGTACAAGACGCATTCAGACAGGGTGTGCGTTTTGGTAAAGACGAACCTTTTTTAAATATCAGAACTTTTTACAAGTGGGTTTATGCCCACAAGAAAATAATTGATAATGCTTATTATGAAGTCAAGACTTTAGGTAAAGACCCAAAGAAAGTATTGTTTTATCAAGAAATGCCAAAACTTTTAAAATGAATTATAAAAAATACAAAAACGTAAAAATTATAAAAGAAATTGACAGTCAATATGCTTTAGCGCAAACTAAAGGTTTTAAATTTAAAATAAGAAAACAAAAAATTGACGCTTTTACTTGTGACGAAGTATTTAAAACGGGTTATTTTAAGCACTTAGAAATAAAACCAAACGATATTATTATTGATATTGGTTGTAATATTGGTGTTTTCGCTGTAGCAGCTGCAACAAAATGTCATCAAATTATAGCTTTTGAACCAGACAAAGACAATTATAATTTAGCTTTAGAAAATTTAAAGCTTAATAATATTAAAAATGTTATTTTATTTAATAAAGCTGTAAGTAATTATGACGGTGAAATAGACTTATATTTAAACGATGGTGTTTGCTCTGACTGTCATAGCACTTTAAAGATAAGAGGGCGTGAAGCTGTAAAGGTTAAAACTGTAGATATTAATACTATTATAAAAGAATACAAACCAAACAAATTGAAAATAGACTGTGAAGGTGAAGAACTTATTTTTATGCAAGAAGCTAATATGCAAAATATTCAGAACTTAGCAATGGAAGTTCACTTTACTTACAGCAAAAGAGATAAGCACAAAAACTATTATAAAGTATTGAATAACGTTCAAAAGTATTTTAATAACATAAAATACCCAAAAGTACAGAACAATTTTTCAAAAATGATGTTTGCAAAAAAATGATAGGTTGGATAATAATAACAGCCATTGTGATGTGGCTAATAAGACAAATAAGAGAATGAAAACAAAAGAAAAAATTAAAAATTTATTGAAGTTGCTACCAGAACTAAGAGACAATGATGATCGATTGTGTTGTCATATATGGTTTAGAGAAGCTGAAAAGCAAGGCATAGACCCTTTTGAATTTAAGTTCACTGACTTTTTAAAAGCATACAGTAAGCACAAATTCACTTCAGCACCTAGCATAAAAAGAGCTAGAGCAAAACTACAAGAAGAAGAACCAGCTTTCAGAGGTAAAAAATATCATTTACGAAAAGGTACTTATCAAAAAGACTGGCGTGAAATTACAGGCGTATGAAGTCGCTAAGTAAACTTAAAAAAGAACTTGACAAATGGTTTAGTCTTTATATTAGATTAAGCAATTCTGACGAAAATGGTATTGCTGAATGCTTTACTTGTCATAAGAAAGATTTTTATAAAAACCTTCAAAATGGTCACTTTCAATCCCGTAAATTCTTGGCAACTCGCTTCGATCTTAAAAATTGTCAAGTACAATGTGCTGGTTGCAACGTTTTTCGATATGGAGAACAGTACCGTTTCGCTGTTAATTTAGACGCAAAGTATGGTGAAGGTACAGCTGAAAAGATAGAAATTCAAGCAAGACAATCAGTCAAGATTACTAGAGGTGAATACATAGACTTCATAAGTTATTACAAAGAGATTGTTAAAAACTTACTAAAAGACAAGACAATTTTATAGTTTTTTTTTCTATCATTGAATATGCAAAACATAGTATATTCAAGTGCTGAACACAAATCAACAGTTGATGTTTATATAACTATGTGTAAACAGTTTGTTCAAGAAGTCAGCACAAAATCAAGATATCATTCTTATTTAGATGTATTATCAACAGTTATTGACTATCACAATGGTTATGGTGAAGGGTTGCGAGAAAATAATTTCTACGATTGGATTATGATATTACCTATCAACACTTCTGTTATGACAAATGGTTACTTTGCAGCACTTGAAACTAAAAGAAACGCAGCTGTTATAAGAGCTTATCGTGTAGTTTTGGAACAAATGCTTCACGAAACCGTAAGTAAACTTGATCTATTAGAACCGACTAATGAATAAAATTTACATTGAAATAGCAGACTTAACGTCAGAGTTCAGAAAAATGGCTTTCGGTTTGACAACTAATGAAGATCGTATCAACGAAGCTGTACAAGAATTGATGTTGTATTTCCTTAGTATGAATCCTCAAATACTTTCTGACATTTATAAAAAAGATGGCATTGAAGGAATTAAGAAATACGGTGCTGTAGTTTTAAAGCGTTCTTTGACAAGTAAGTATTCACGATTTTATTATAAATATGACAAATATTACAAACAGCTTGACAGTCTTAACTACGTTTCTGGTTCTACTGGTAGCAAGTATAATTTTTCCGATACTAGTAGCTATTATAAAAGTCTATCAAACATTGCTGAAGATACTACTCAATCTAATTGGAAAAAGCTGGAGGACATAGACCGTGAGCTTGACAGTCTTTATTGGTACGATAGAGAATTATTTAAGCTTTATTACTACAAAGATGATGGTAAAAACACACTTGATAGCATAGCGGCTAAGACAAGAATAAGTAGGAATAGTATTTTTAACACTATAGACAAAGTAAGAAACATTTTAAAGAAAAAGTTAAATGAATAAATTTTTTGTTTCTAACGATATTTATAAAGATAGATTGTCTATTTGTAAAGATTGTGTCTTTTATTTTTCACCAACGGGAACTTGCACCGATTGTGGTTGTTTTATGAAAATTAAGGCTAGGCTTGCTCCAATGGAATGCAGTCAAAAGAAGTGGCAAAAAACAACAGAGATTGAAACGCCAGAAGATTTACCACCAGAACTTATAGAAGAAGTCATTGACATCTGGCAATATATAAAGTCAGGAAAAGCACAAAATCAACAAGTTAAAAGACGAATGATTGAAATATACAATACAATTTTTATGACTAAATACAGTGTCACTACAAGTTGTGGTTCTTGTTTGCAATCTTGCTATCAAGGAATAAAAAAACTATATAAAAAATATACCAGATGACTTATTTATCACATTTAAAAAGAAATAAGATGCACTATCAAAGCAGATGGATAGTGAAGTATGATGATAATGATTTAATTAGAGAAGTTAAACTTATTTACAGCCCTGACGAATATCGTAAGTCATCAAGATCAAGAAAACTAAATACCCAAGACGGTTTAATTAAAATACTAGAAAATGACAAAGAAAGAAGAAATTCCTAGCTATTATATAGGCAAAACATATAAGATAGAAGCTCGTAAAGTTGTCGAAGACTTTCAAGCTGACAATTATAATTTAGGGGTTGCAATAAGTTATCTTTTGCGTTGTGGTAAAAAAGAAGGCAACCCAGCTGAACAAGATATACGCAAAGCAATCAATCACTTACACTTTGAGCTAGACAGAATTTACAGTGAAAGCAAAACGAGAACTGGCGGTATTGCAAAATGACTTTATATAAGTGCGAATGCGGTCAACAAGAAGAAGTTTACAAGGCTAAAATTATCTTTAAAGATGGTAACTGGGTTGCTGACGTTGTTTGTGAATGTAACCAATTAATGAAAGCTGAACCAGTCGAGGGTATGCCGACTTTAATTAGAACTGAAGATTCATTGAGTAAAAACAAAAGAGATGACAAGCTATGGTCAAAAGCAAAAGAAAGACTTACTGGCGATCAATCTTATAATAGTTTAAAAAACAATTAAATATGAAAAAGCAACTAAAAATAAATGAAGTAAAAGCTAATGAAAGCAACCCTAGAGTAATAAAAGACGATAGGTTTAAAAAACTTGTTAAGTCTATCAAAGACTTTCCAGAGATGCTAGAGCTAAGACCAATTGTTGTTGACGAAAATATGATTGTACTTGGTGGTAATATGCGTCTTAAAGCAAGTAAAGAAGCTGGTCTTAAAACTGTATGGGTTGAAATTGCCACTGGTTTATCTGAAGAACAAAAGAAAGAATTTATAGTTAAAGACAATGTAGGTTTTGGCGAATGGGAATGGGATATGTTAGCTAACGAATGGAACTCTGTTGATCTGTCTGACTGGGGTTTAAACGTATGGTCTAACCAAGATGATATTTTTCAAAACGAAATAGACGACATAGAAGAAATAACAGACTTTACAGAAGCGGTTAACTTTTCAGTACGTTGTGATAACTTAGAGCAATTAGAAATATTAAAGAAAAAGCTAAACACGACAGCAAACAAGATTACTTATAACGAGTTTGTAACTAAGCTTAAATTATAATGAATGTTATTATACTTGACCCAGCTATTAACTTAACGACAACGCTTACTTTTGAAAATGCTATTGACGCACATTTAAGAAATTCAGTTACAATAAGCGAATACTTAAAGTGTGATATTTTAATAATGGAAAAAGATTTTAACGAAGCGTTTAAAAAAAAGTATGACGTTATCGTTTTAGGTTATGCGACAAGGTACGCACCGTTCCAATTAATCAATAAGTTAATAGAGAAAAACCCTAAAGCTAGAAAGATCGTAATAAGCAATGAGTACAACACAAACCCGTCAGTCGGTGGTTTTAGACCTTATGAATTAATTGCAAACTACGAAAAGTCAATATCTGATAAGTCTGAAATAAAAAGACACTTTCTGAATTTAAACTTATTATTTGCTAAAGAACCAAACGAAATAAAAGACAAGAAGTATGACTGTATTTATTTTGGTACGTTTAGAGTTAATAGAACTGAATACTTTAAGAAGTATTTACAAGATGGTGTTTATTTAAGCACGTCACCAAGAAACTTTAAAAAATACAAACATATAGGCTGCAACCCTAAGTACATAACTAAGTTAACGTGGAAGCCAAAAAGGGAAACGCTTAACCTTTTTAAATATCAATTATACATAGAAGACGTAGAAACGCACACTAACTTTAACAATTTAGCAAATAGATATTATGAAGCAGGTTTTTGTAACAACGTTGTGTTCTTTGATGTAAACTGTACAAACACAATTAACAAGTCAGAGCTTAAAGAATTTAAAGACGAAGTAGAATTTTATATTGTTAGCAGTCATAAAGAGTTGCAACAAAAAATAAAAGAATGTAATAAAGACTTTGATAAACATTTAGCAATTCAAAAGGGTTGGCGAATAAGCGAACAAGCAAGACGTGATGATATGTTAAAAGAATTAAAACAAATAATATATGGACAAAAGTAGACACATAAAAAAAGAAGCTATATTGAAAGCACTTGAAAACAGTTTAGGTGTTGTGACAGTAGCTTGTAAGTCAGCTGATATACCAAGAAGCACTTATTACAAATGGTTAAAAGAAGACGAAGACTTTTCTAAAGCTGTAAAAGAAATTGAAAACATAGCACTAGACTTTGCAGAAAGTCAGTTGCACTCACAAATGAAAGACGGTAGTACTTCAGCAACTATCTTCTATTTAAAGACAAAAGGTAAAAAGCGTGGTTACATTGAACGAAGTGAGCTTGATCTTAGCAGCGGTGACGAACCAGTTAAAATTAACGTAAATATAAAAGGCGTTGAGCATTGATGCAAACTTCACATATACGCAAGAACAAGCGATAGAATATCTATTTGACAATACGACTACAGAAGTTTTGTTCGGTGGTGCAGCTGGTGGTGGAAAGTCTTGGGTGGGTTGTTCGTGGTTAGTGTTGATGTGTTTTAAGCACCCTAAGACACGATATTTAATGGGTCGGTCTAAACTAGACAGTTTAAAGAAAACAACCTTAAACACTTTCTTTGAAGTTTGCGACCAC